CTCTTAGAAAAAGAGAGAGACTGACGCACTGAAGCTCCCCGTTCGCAGTGACCGTCCGTGCGACAGTTGCGACAGTCAGGTTTTGGACTACTGACGCAGTGACGCATCCGAGCTGTTTCCACATGGTGTTTTCACTCCAAAAACGAGGGCTGCAGCGCCTCGGCTTCCATATCCTTCCAGTTGCCGGGAATGACATACTCGCGCATGTGCCGATTGCCGTCGTGGCGTTGTTCCAGGGCGAGGACTCCGTTGCCAAACCAGGCGTCCAGGATAGCGCGGACGCGCGCGCGGGCACCCTTGTCGTCAGCATTGAGGCCGAGGTGTTCGAGCAGCGGCTTGCCGACCCATTCGGGCGAGCGGACGTCTTTGCGGTAGCTTTGCTTGCTGACCTGGGCGCGCATGAAATGCATGGTCTCGACGGTGACGCCGTCGAAGGCCTTCGGGTAGTTCCAGGGCATGGCCGCTTGCACGTTGTCGGCCGGCAGGGTGGCGGTTTCATTCCCGATATCGATCGAGGCCAGCAGCATCCACCGGGCCTTGCCGGGGGGCGCCATGTTGGTTTTGTCGCGGCTGATGCGCAGGTGCAGCCTGCGGTTTTCGTCCTTCACGCCGTGGGTTTCCGCCTCGACTTTGCTCATGCGGTTGAGCACGCGCACTGAGCGGGCAGCATTGATGGCAGCGCCGGCACCACGGCTGTCGTCGGCGGTGATTTCGGCGTTGCCGGCGAAGCCGCTGCTCTTGCGCGTGTGGTGGCTGAGTTCGATGCAGCAGTTGGTCGCGTATGCGATGGGCTGCAGCACGTCTTTGACCAGCGACTCCATCGCGGCGGTATTGATTTCCTCAAGCCGATGGAATTGGACCATCGGATCGAGGATGAGGACGCCGATCTCATGCTTGATAATGAAGGCGGTGATCTTGTCGATCAGGGCGGTATTCGGCGCGATCTTGCCATCTTGCAGGCCGGCGAAACGGAATTCATCGCCGGAGACCTTGAGGCCCAGGAACAGCCAGCCCTCCAGTTCTTGTGGGTCGATGTGGTGAGCAACGCAAATGGCGGCGATCCGCCGCTCAATCTCTTCCGGCTCGGCCTCCTCGGCGTTCCAGTAGGCGGTGCGTACGCGCTCGCGCGGTGCCGGCCCGATGAGGCCGCGGCCGGTGGCGAGCTCGATGGCGTTGAGTAGCAGCAGCGACGACTTGCCATAACCGCCAGGCGCGACGGTCATAACGACATGGCGCCGGATGTAGTGCTTGGCGTGCATCCACTGGCGCGGTGGGATCTGTTTGAACGGTCGAGCCCTGTAGCCGAACAGCGGCTCCGGGATGGTTTCCGCCTCGGGGAAGCGCAGCGTGAGCTCGGGCCTCCAGTCGATCGCCCGGTCGGCGAGGGCATGGAACGCTTCCGCGGTGCCGCCTGCCGCAAACCAGTCGGCGATATCGTTTTTCGGCTTGATCTCGTTCCAGTGCTCGGCGAGATCGAGCACGCGCACGCGCTTGACGGTGGCATTCAGCGCCTCGGCAACTCTGAGCGCGTGGTCTTGGCCCGGCAGGATCGGGCGGCCATCCTCGTGGAACATCGGCGCCTTGGTGCGGGGATGTTGTTTCTGCGGATCGAAGTCGCCGATGACGACGACGTCGGCGTCGGCAAAGTAGGGGGTGAGGTCGTCGGTCCACTTCCCGGCGCCCATGGGATTGCAGGTCGCCGGGATGCCGTGTTTCCACAACAGGTCGGCGCATTTCTCGCCCTCAACGACGTACACGGTATGGCCGAGCCCGATGGCCTCGGCGACGTCGGGCAATTTGTACGGGACGAGCTTGATGCCTTGCAGGTTCCAGACGTGGCCGCCCTTGCCGTCTGGCCGACGCTGGCGGAAATCCTTCGGGAGGTAGCGGACGACCTCGAATTGAAGCGAGCCCTGCAGATCGAGATAGGCAAAGACCATGTCAATCCGGCGCTGCGGTTTTGCGCCGTTGCCGCCGTGGGCCTTACCGTTGCCTTTGCGCCGATGGTCGAGGGGGTCGAGCTCAAAGCCGTGGTCCTTGAGCCATGCCGGCGCCTCGCCGATAAGGCATCGGGTCTCGCGCACAATTAGATCCAGAAGCCCGCCGCCTTCGTTGGTCTCGTGATCGTGCCAAACGCCTTTCGTCAGATCGACGGCGAAGGAGCCGCGCGCTCCGTAGCGCAACTCCTTTGCAGTCGCCTCGTTCGGCTCGCCCAGCAGCAGGCGCGCGACTGGACCAATGAACTGGGTAAATTGATCGGTCATTGGCATTGCCGCTCGCCATGTTCAAATCGAGCAGCACGGGCGGCATCGGCGGCAGACAAACGGAAACATGAGTCGATGAAACCCAAGCCGACACGCAGCCCATCCCGGCCAATCTGTATGGAGCCACCGGTTCTGGTCTCGTCTATGTCGAGCACGTCCAGTGGATCGCCATAAACAATCACAAAAGACAAAGGCCTGAGACCCAACTGCCGGTACAGCTCATGTGCCAGCACAAGTTCTCGCGGCAGGTCATCGCGTATCGGCAATGACCCTAATTGCTCAAATTCAAAATGGCGGCGCGGCAGCAAATGCGATGGCTTTACTTCGACAAAATGAGGTCCCGAGGGAAAATAAAAGTCTGGCAGATAGGGACCGCTTGGCAACCTATAACCCTCGTCCTCGTAGATAAAGTGTTGCTTACAACGATCAAAGAATACGGCCCACCGCGCTTCCAGGCGACTGCGGAAACGAAAGCCTTTATAAATCGTCTCGATCGGCCGCAAAACGGCATCGGTCATTAATGCAAACTCCCCTTTGAATAGCGCGACAAAAAGTTTAATTCACAGCAGGCGATCCTTTTCGGCCACGGCGAGATAGTCCTTGACGATCTCTTCCATGCAGGCGATTTCGTGCGCGGCCTTGGCCGACGACATTTTCCCCTCATCGACCCATCGGGCGTAAACGCGCGTGCGCATTTTCAATTCGCGCTGCGCGCACGCAAGCTTGTCAGCAGTAGTGATGATGTCCATTGTCACGCACCCTTCGGCCAATGCTCGCGGGGCAGTCGATAGGTCACGGTTGTGCTGAACTGTTCATCAAACAGCGCCACGATCTTGAGTATTCGACCACCGGGCGAGAAATAAACCGCCATCGAGCCGGTTCCGTTTTGCTGCTTGCCGCGCAGGCTGGCACGACGCACTGCGGGGTCATCAGTCAGGAACTTAAGTTCCTCGAATTTGGCGAGCATCACATGCAAGAAGCGATCGACTGACAGTGTCCCGTCCAATGCCGCTCGTAACTCTTGCTCTGATGCCGTCATGCGATGGCCCTCACGCGGTGAAACAGCGGAGAGATGCGAATGGCCTGCTCTGGGTCGATCAAGCTGCAGGCGTAGGACCAACAAGCGGCCGCGTCGGCTGCGTCGTCACCTTCAGCCAGCCATCCCAGCGATTTGCACTTGTCTTGAACCATTCGCTTGCCCTGGCCCTTGGCGCAGGCGCTCAGGTCGATGAAGTGACGGCGCACGGTCATCACCGGGTGCTTGTGGACCTTGTAGACACCACGCATAAAACACACCCCAAGGATGATGCCGTGCAGGTGCGCCAGCAGGTCGTGGTCCGTGTTGCTCTTGCCGCGCGTGACGTGCGGCGGCAGCAGGTCTTCAATGGCCACGATGTCAGGCAGCGGCGGCTTGATGGTCTCGATCGCCCATTCGAGCGCGTGGCCGCAGATGGCGAGCTGCGATGCGCCGGCCTTGCCGAACCGGATCGATCCGCAGCGCGGGCCATCGCGGCCGATGGGGCCGCGCGCCCAGCCTGTCGTAGTCGCGATGTCGAGGGCGAGGATGTCGGTCATTCGGCTGCCTGCCTCGCACCCTCTTCGCAACAAGCATCACACCACATTCCTTCAGGGATGCCGCCTTCCCATGTGCCTTCGCGCCCGCACGTGGCACAATGTTTCAACGTCCATTCCAAGTGAGCTTTGCGACCTGCACCACCGAGTTTTGCCCAAAGCTTTTTAATTTGCTCCAGTGGCGCCCGTTGCTTGCGAAACCCCGCCTCGATTGCGGCGGCATTGGCCGACATCGTGCCAGCGCGCACCTTGGCTGCCAGCTCGGCGTGGCCGTCGCGGTCGAGCCGGGCGAGGATGTAGGCGCGGGAACCATTCGCCCTGGATAAACGAGCGGCATTGCCGCCCGTTTTCTTTCCGCGTCCTGGCCCTGCCTTGCCGCCGGCAACGCCGATCTCGCGCTTTCCCAGCGCCAGCGCGATGGTGGTGTCGAGCGCGATCGGCTCGACCGGTGGATTGAGCGTGAGCCATTCGACCGCAACCTTGATCTCTTGCGGTTCCAGCTTATAGCCGTCCCGGATCATCGCTTCCGGGCTGGCGAAGCCCAGCTCGGCGAACATGACCTTTGCGTCGTTGACGAACTCGACGAGGCAACGGCAGTCGTGGGACAGGTGAATGTCCATAAACCGACGACGCAGCCTCATCAGCTCGCGCCACTTGTCGCGTGGCACATCACGCAGTGGGATGGTTGCTGTGATTGGCCCGGAGTCGATCAGAACTTTAGCCATTCTGGCATCCCCGAGTTTCGCAGGCTCGCGTCGAGCCCATGCAGCCACTGATAATGTTCCTTGGCTGTTTCAATGTGGCGGTTGCTGCTGTTAAACTCGCCGTGCGCCCGCTTCTTCGCAATGTTGATGCGTTTCTTGATTTCGCCGATGACGTGCTTGTCGACCAACAATCCATCCCGGCGCCTTAGCCTTGCAACAACAGCGGCCACGTTGGTGTGCAGCGTGTTGACCGCATCATTCCACTGCGCGAGCACTGCCTTGTCATTGTATTGCTCGGCCTCAACCTGCCGCATCATGCGGTAACCATCGATAATCTCTTGCCACCGCGGATGCTCAGGATCGCGTTGCATTTCGTCGAGCTTGTAACGCAGCGGTTGATCGCGCTGCATGAAACGCGCGAACGCCTGTACGCCCGCGTCGCCGCTGTCGACGCCAATGAAGTTTAAGTTTGTGATATGAATGTTTGGCTCGTCAGGCGGCAACGGCGGTAGCTGGTCGTCGCCTTCATCGTCATCGGGTTGGTGTTTCGGGTCAGGCAGATTGGCGTCCATGGCGTCCATGATCGCCTCACCGAGGTACTTTTTCTGCGCCAGCTCACTTGATGCGTCGAAATTGATGTGACCCGTCACATCAGGCAGATAGCGTGCTGCCCTTCCGTTGATTTGATTGGTTCGATTGTTCATGCCTGCGGCGCAGAGATGAACGACCTCGCTGACAAGAATTGAGTCGAGTCCTTCGCCAGCGATGCCCACATGTACAAGGACGTCAAGCTCAGGCGCTGGGCGGCCACCTTCAGCGTCTTTTCCGGGACAGAACTTCTTGAGGATAGTCTTATTGATTTCAGGGTCGCGACCAAAATCACCCGTTCCAACCCAATCGACCCGTAAGTCTGGATAAGTGTCTCGGACCTGTTCGCAAACGTATTCAGCGTGAGACACGCACATCGTGGTGATCAGCACTTGCAGTTTGCAACCAGACTTTATGCGCTCATTACGCATTCGCTCGATTGGAACTGAGAGAAGCGGCTCTATGTATTTTGGCGCCCAACGCATTTTCCGCTCGATGCGCAGCCTTTCTATTCTGTCAGGATCGGCACCACCAGCTTGAGCCACGAGGTCGCTGGTTGTCAGATGATGAATGACACCATTTTCCTCGACATCGAGTTCATAGTGGTAAGCATGCCCGAGCAGTGGCTTTACGGCGTCTTCACCGCGCGCCTCTTTATAGGTAACTGTGATGTGTGGAGCGCCGAACGCTCCATCTTTATCTATCCGGTGCGGTGTTGCGCTCAGCACTAACAGGAAGCTACGAGACAACGACTGAATCGTCTGCCCCCAGGTTTTTTCCTCACCATAGTGGTGATGCTCGTCAACGCAGATCATCCATTGCCCGGTCTTAAGCAGCTCAACGACAAGCCCGTGTCCGAATGGCTGAATCAGCGACTGGATCGTTGTGACGAAAACCTGGCGAGCGTTGTTGCGGTGGTCGCGCACGGCACCCCACCCAACAGCGCGGAGGTCCACAATCTCTAACGGCCCTTGGACATTGGCCTGCGGCAAGTCGTCGAGGGGAGCGTCACAGACGAACTGCTCGAGCTGCGCATCACGAGGGAAAATGACAAGCAGCCGATTGGCGCGACCGGCTTGCTTGAGTAGCGAATAGACACCACAGCATGTGAACGTCTTGCCATATCCTGTTGGCAGCTTGACGTTCAACATGTCTTTGTGGTGCGGCAATTCATCAAACACTTCTTGCTGGCCTGACCGCGGCTTTTTTCTAAATGACACGTGACGCACAGTGCTTGCAGGTTCCATAGTTCAGTCCTCCCTTTTTTGCTGAACGGTTGGATGTGGTCGGCGTCGAACGCTTCCAGCACGCAGCCACAGATGGCGCACTTGCCGTCTTGCAAGATCATCAGCGCGAGACGCTGCACCCGATTAGCAAAACGCCTCATGCTGCCCTCCTTCTTTGCGTTCGCCGCCGCAGGTACCGCCGCGCAAGCCAACTGCGGCCACCGCTTGTCCAGAACCAGTCACGCCTGCAGGTTATCGAGCTTGTCGCTGCCCTTCTTCGGCTTTGCCTTGCGCAGCGCGGCCTTGCCGAGGTCGGTGTCGGCGAACGCGCCAAGCGCGTCCTGCATAGCCTCGTAGTCGTCGCGGTCGTCGGCTTCCATCTCGGCGATGCGCGCCTCGATCTTGCGCTCGGCCCGATGCTTGGCGACGAGCGCGCGGAACGCCGCGATGTTGTCGACGGCCTCGCGCGCCTCTTTCATCACCTCTCGGATGCGACCGCGCGGACCCTTGCAGGCGTTCATGTGATCGATCTTGAGTTCGATCAGCTCGTCGTCGGCTTGGTCAATCTCTTTGATGTACTTATCGAGCTGCTGGCCGGTGAAGCCATTCCCGCCGTCACGTTGCGCCATGTTGTCGTCTCCCATTGTTTGTGAGCCACCGCTTGGTCAGGGGATCTGACGGCGGCGGATAAAGGTCTGGCCGGATTCGATGGCGCGGGATGTCGAGCAGCTTTTCGACGGTAAGCACGTGCGCCGCCGGAACCTGATGCCAGTTCCACACTGCCTCGCGATGGATGCCGCATACCTCCGCGATACGAGGCGCGGTCCCACGGACGTCACGCACCATGCGCAAGACCGGGTTGCGCCGTTCATCCGATCGCGGCTGCTGTCGTTTCATCGTCGTTGTTCCACTTACATTGGTTGAGCGTCAGCAGGCTTGATCGCGCGGCGCACGACGGTCAACAGCGAGCTGTGGACGTTGGGACGACCTGGGACAGTGAACGGGATTTTATTTTTGAGAGAGTTAGCTGCGATGACGGTAATAAAAATTGTTTGATCGATTGATTGGTGTCCATACGCGTCCCAGGCCGTGCCGTCCGTGTCCCAATTCTACGATGAGTAGTTCTGACTCGCGGGTGTGCAATACGTCGTTGTGTTGACAAACCGCGCATTCGGTAAGTTAAGATGACGGTCCCGCTGCCCCTGGTGTCTGAGTTCGACGCTTCCAGGAAAAAAACACGACCACCCACGGCAGCATCAAAGCACCGACTGATAATTGTTCTCGCTGAGCGCGACCGTAACATGGGCTGTTGCCCGTGAGCGGGGAGCTGTTGCCTTTGCGTGTTCGGAGGTTGCCCATGACGCCGCTTGCATTCGAGCTGCTGAATGCGTGAGCGCGTACATATTACCTCACGCGAGCAGGGGCTTGCTTTGCGAAAGGACTTCATCGGCGGCAGTGAGGTGGCGATCACATTAGGATTAGCCAACTTCGGCTCACTTGCCGAGCTGTATGCCGAGAAGAAAGGACTGCGCCCGCCGCTTGTCGATAGCGGTGTTCTGCGGCGCGGCCGCTGGGGTGAGGCCGCGGTGTTTCAGGCACTTAGCGAAGAGCGTCCCGAGTGGGAGGTGCAACGCGCTGCGGTGCATGTGCAAGACACTGAGCACAAAATTGCGTGCACAGTTGACGGCTTCGGCAAACGGCCAGACCGTGATGGCATTGGTGTGCTTGAGACCAAAGTCATCGCGCGGTCGCGCTTCCAAGGGTGGCTGGACTCCCCAGAAGACTCCGGCATCGATGGGGCCGCCACGCCGCCGCCGGCCTATATGTTGCAGACGCTTGCCGGGATGATGCTCAACGACTGCAGTTGGGGCGTGCTGGCGGTGCTCATCAATGGCGAGTTTGATTGGACGCTTCGGCTGTTTGACATCGAGCGCAACCCGGCGATCGAGGATCGAATTCTTGAAGGTGTGGCAGCGTTCTGGCGCGATTATTTCGATCCCGGAATCATGCCACCATTTGAACCGCAGCGTGACGCTGCGCTGATACGCCTGCTGTATCCCAAGGACAACGGCACCGAAATCGACCTGACCGGGGACAACCGCGCGCTGATGCTGGTTGACGAGTGGATCGAGGTCGGTGCCGCGCGCAAGCGCCTGGAGAAATCCGAGAAAAATATCAAGACCGAGCTGCAGGGCAAGATTCGCGAGCACACCTATGCGCGCCTCGCGGACGGCCGCCGCCTGTCGTTCAAGCACCAGCACCGCAAAGCCCACCCTGTTCCAGCATCGGATTTCCGCGTGCTGCGACTTCTTAACAACAAATCAGAGGATTGAACCACAAATGAATGACTTTGAAGATCGCAGCCGTGACCTTGCGGAATTCGCCAACGCACAAGGACAGCCGTTGCAGCCGCGCGGACACGCCCTGGTGCGGCCGACAACTGGGCTCGCCGAGCGCATCATCGGCGCGCAGCAAGTTGCAGTCTATCGTGACGAGGCGAAAATCTTGCAGAAGCTGACGGCGATTGCTGCTGCCGCTGGCACCGACTGGTTCTATCGATTCCCGGTCAAGAAGAAGGACGGCGGCACCGATTGGATCGAAGGCCCCTCGATCAAGCTCGCCAACGACGTGGCGCGCATCTTCGGAAACAACGTCAACGAGATCCGCGAGTTGGACGTCGGTGACGCGTGGGTGTTCTACGCGCGTTTTACGGACATCGAGACGGGCTTTAGCATGGAGCGAGCCTACCGCCAGCGCAAATCGCAAGGCTCGTTGAAGACCAAGGACGCCGACCGCCAGCTCGACATCGCCTATCAGATCGGACAGTCGAAGGCGATCCGCAACTGCATCGTTAACTCGCTGCAAATCTACGCCGAGTACGCTTTCGATCAGGCGCGCAATTCGCTGATCGAGAAGATCGGCAAAGACATCGCCGGCTGGCGCGATCGCACGCTGCAGGGTCTCGCCAAGATGCCGGTCGAGGTCGTGCGCGTCGAGCGCGTGATCGGTCGCGCGAACCGCGAATGGCTCGCACCCCACGTTGCCCAGGTCATTGCAATGATGAAGAGCGTGGCCGACGGCATGGCCTCGGTCGACGAGGTTTTCCCACCCATTGAACAAGCTCCTGCAACGTCACCCGCCGCTACCCCAAACAGCCCAGCGGGTGCCCAGCAACCGCAGGAGGGTGGCGCGCAGAGCACCGGAGCTACTGAAGACGCTGTAGACCTGTCCCGTCGTGCGTCGTCTACGGAAGTAGCCTCCGGTGACTCTGCCGCCACTGCGGATGATCCACTCGCGCTTGCGTATGAGCGCGGCCAGACGGCCCGAGCCGCCGGTCAAGCGCGCAAGGCAATGCCTGGAGAATATCGCGACAACGCTCGCAAAGCCGAAGCGAACGCGTGGCACACCGGCTTCGACGGCAAGGCCTTCGACGAGGGTCTGCGATGACATTCGAAATTGCGGTCGCCACTTTGGCGCTGACGCCCACTAGTCCCGTGCGACCGCATGCGCCCGGCCACATCATCCGTGATGCCCAGAGGCTGCTTGCCGGGCGCCCCTATCCTCGAACTGCGGTCGCCAAGCACAGGGTGGCGAAAGCCCAGCATCACCTTGCGACCGCCTGCGCCCGGCCATGCCCGCCTTGATGCCCAATTTCCGCATGCCGGGCGCCCCTTCTTTTTTTCTTCCAACAGGAGATCCCTCAAATGTCGAAACGAGCGACGCCGCATGATCTCGCGAAAGCTGCCGCCCATGTCTTGCAGCAAAACCACGACAATCTGGAAAAGGCCTTGCCGAAATTCGACGCGTTATTAAAGACCCGCGACGATTTGCGGCTCGCGTTGCTCTTTGATTATCTGTCGCGCCTGCAGCCCGCGAAGAAGCCGTCCGGCCGGCGCGCTAAAAGAGCTAAACCCGTACACGTTGATGAGCATCACCGGAGCAAGCCGCGGAGTGACGAAGAACGAAAGGGCGAAATGGCAGCGGCGGCGCACCATGTTGAAGTCCTGCGTGCGGTTTTCGAACATCAGGTCAATGGCCGGCCCGTCGGGAAATTCCGCTGGGGCGAACTTACCATGGCCGTGATGAAGAACGCTTTCAACGCGTCCAGTTACTTGCGGCAGGGCACTGAAGCGACGGCGAACGCGCTGTTGCTGGCCAAAATTTACGGCCACGCAAGGGTCGTCGATCACCAGAGGTTGGTCGATGAAATACTCAGCCCCATACAATTGCGAATTTACATCGACGAGGCCCGCGCCGAGGCGCCGCTTCGAATTGAGGAAGGCATGCACCGGTATGCTACCAGCCTCGAAGCAGCGGAGCCGCGGGAGCTGTTGCAATGAGAGCGCCGGATGCCACCAGGATTGAAGTCATCAATTTTATCCGCGCCGAGCATCGCCGGCGCCGGTTTGCGATGAAGGTGCAGCAGAAGGTCGATCGGGCATTGGAGTCGTTCGTGCGCCGCAACTGCACTGACTGGCATTTCGATGCCGACGAGAAAGCCCGCAAGAAATTCAACGAGCAAACTGTGACAATCATCAAGACCGCGCAAACGGGCGAAGGCGATCCGATCATTGTCGAGCTGGTTCAGGCGACCGGCTTGGCCCGCAAACCCTTCGATGCCGTGCGCAAGGCTGCCGAGAAGAAAATGGCCGAGCTCGCTGAAATGTTGCCGGTCGCAGATGGGGTGCGCAGCATTCACGGCGCGGGCCTCCCAGGGTTGGCGACGATCGTCGCCGAGGCTGGCGATCTTTCCAACTATCGCAATCCTGCAAAGCTCTGGAACCGGCTTGGCTACGCTCCTTTTGACGGGTACGCCGGCTCGACCTGGAAGCGACGGACGTGGCGGCCGCGCGCGTTGAGTGCTGATGAGTGGGTGGAGCACCCCTTCGCGGGTGAACGCTACGCGCTGATGTTTTCGATCTCGGAGTCGCTGTGGCGCGCGCAATGGATTGGAGCAAAGAAAGCCGGCACCGACGAAGGCATCCCCGACGGGCCCTATGGGGAGATCTATGCAAAGCGACGCGCACACACGCTGGTGACGCATCCTGACTGGACGAAGATGCACAGCCATAAAGATGCGCTGCGCGTGATGATGAAGCGATTTCTTCTGGACCTGTGGTTCCAGTGGCAGCGGGATAATAAGCCCGCGACTGTGCCAGCGCCCGTGTCCGCGCCCCTGCGTCGGCAACGTCGATCTCGGAAGGAACCAACAACGTGACTCGAACTGCGGTCGCCAAGAGATGGATGAAACCCAGGGTGAGGTTGCGACCGCATGCGCCCGGCCACGCCCTCCTTGATGCCCACCAGCAGCATGCCGGGCGCGCTTATTCACGAACTGCGCTTGGTTGAACCCATGTGGCTTGAACTCACCAAGGCTAGCAGCATCAACGGCGCGGACCATAAAACATTTATCAATTTTGCCCTGGTCATCGAGATGGAGTGGATCGCCAGCCGCAAGGTCACTGCACTGCACTTCATGGCAGGCTTCCAGGTCGAAGTGAAAGAAAATCCCGATGCAATTTTCCTCTTACTTGAAAGAGGTGTCCAATGATCGCACTGCGTGAGTTCACCAACGGCGCCGAGATGATGGAGTTTTACCGGCAGCTCAAGGCTCGCACAAAGGCGCTGGCTCCTCCTCCTCCCCCGGCGCCACCACCACCACAACCATCACTACCACCATCATCATCGATGCCGGAGCCGGAGCCGACAACAGTGCCGGACCCTTTTGTCTTTGCCCGCAAGACACCACTCCAGCGGATCATTCTTGCTGTCGCTCGGGAGTTCAACATTCCGCCGTATGTCCTGATCTCAACCGCCCGCACGCGTGACGCCGTTGTGGCGCGGCAAGTGGTGGCACTGCTGGGCAGGGACCTGACTAACTGCTCTACGGTCAAGATCGGAAGGGTGCTTGGCGGCCGTGACCACACCACAATCCTCCACGCGTTCACTGCCATCAAAAACAAGATCGCCAGCGATCCCGCGCTAGCTGGCAAGATACAGACAGTGCGTGACGAACTGCTGGAGGTAAGTACGGAGAAACACATAAGACCTGCGGTCGCCATTTCCGCCTTGATGCCCAATTTGGCCATGCGACCGCCCGCACCCGGCCTCGCAAGCGTTGATGCCCAAAGGTCCAATGCCGGGTGCACCCTTTTGAAATCACAAAGCGCGGAGGAGTTTAGCCATGACAATGGATGCGACCAAGATTCTGACCGAGAGCGAGATCAACGACCGGGTGGACCGGATGCTGAATCATCTGGATCGATTATTGGATGCCGGGGAAATGGACACTGAAACCTATGACGACGCCGTGTGCGGCATTGCACGGTGGGAAGAGCGCGCAATGGCTGGCCACGCCGAATGACTAAGGACTGCACGTGACCGCAATCATGAAGGACAACCAGCCGACGCGTGTGGTCACGATCGAAGAGGTCATGCAGGAGGCCATGCGGTGCGCCTGGAGCCTGTGCCAAATCTCAGCGCCGGTTCTGTACGGTGTCCCGCGTGGCGGTGTTGTTGCCGCTCTTGCCGTTGCCAAGTGCTTGCCGTGGCGCACGCTGATCACAGGAGACCCCAGCATCGCTACAGCGATCATCGATGATGTCTACGAAACCGGTGCGACCATGGTGCGGTTTGCAAAGGACTTTCCCAACACCCCGTTCGCTGTCCTGTTCGACAAGCGTGAGCCGCAGTGGGCAAACCAGTGGCTTGTGTTCCCATGGGAAAGCGGACGCGATCATTGAAAAGCAGGAGGAAACCCATGCCTCGCCGCTTGCTCGATAAAGGCCCCGATACACCGCCGGAGTGCTTTACAATAGATGAGTTCTGTCGGTCCCACCGGGTTGGTCGTGGCACCTATTATCGGCTGCGCGACCAAGGCCGCGGGCCGGAAGAATTCCGCATCGCCAACAATAAGGTTTTGATCAGCAAGGAATCAGCCGCGCGCTGGCGGGCCGCGCGCGATGCCGAGGTCAAGAGCGGATGAAACTGGTTTACTGATATGCGAACCGACGACGACGCGCAGCATGCCCACAGGCACGCCTACCATGCCTTTGACGACTTTGAGCGTCTGCGCAAGCGCCGTGATGACGAGAAGCTATGGCACTCGCTGTCGCATCATCTGCGTCACGTCGTGTTTCGCACTGGTCTTGAGGTGCCAACGTGGGCGCGACGCACCGTGCGACGTCGCCACGAACGGAGGCCTCGATGAAGCCCTGCCCCTGCGGCTCCGGCGAGCCGCGTCGTGAGTTGAGTGACGCGGCCGGGTTCTTTTGCGCGTTCGTTTGCGATGAATGCGAGGCTCACAAGCGCGATGAGTTTAACCCGCGGATTTTTGATCGAGACTCTCGCTATGCCATGACCGGAAATGAAGAAGATCTTGACGAGATATAAGGCCCCACCTGTCACCCCTGCTTAACGAAAGACGCGAGCATGAGCGAATGGCAACCAATCGAGACGGCACCGAAGGATGGCACGCGATTTATTGCTGGCGTAGCGGGCACCGAAGATGTTGCGATCTGTTCTCGCCATGACCCTGGCGGCGCGGCGCGCAATCCGCGCCATCACTACGAATGCTGGCTTGTGGAATTCAGCGGGAGACATCAGCCGACCCACTGGATGCCGATGCCGGCGCCACCGAAATCCGTCACCCCTGCTTAACGAAAGACGCGAGCATGCAAGACCTTATTGAGCGGCTGGAAAAGGCGACGGGGCCGGATCGGGAGATCGACCATGAGATTGATGCCTTGGTCGGAGAAGCAGAAGACTTTCCTGCCAACGAGCCCCGCTACACCGCATCCATCGACGCCGCGCTGACGCTGGTACCGGAAGGGCTGACTGTCGATATGCGGCGCTGCGATGATGGGGCAACGGCTTATGCCACGGTGCGCGCCTCTGACATGACGCCAGATGACCCCGGTGACGAGCTTTTCGTTGAAGCGTCGATGCCAACGCTGGCCATCGCCCTTTGCATCGCCGCCCTCAAGGCCCGCACTGCCGTTTCCGTCACCCCTGCTTAACGAAAGACGAGACATGAGCGCACCAAGCGATCATGAAGACAGCAACCGCGGCGAATGGGTCGCGCACGGTGAATTGCGCTCAAGAGGTGCGGTCGACCGAGGCAGCCGCAGCCCGGTGGGACTTCGGGAAGACCCATGACGATTACAGTCCCGGCCAACATTAGTACCTCGAAGGCGAAGCTTCCTCGCAACTACGAGGAGGCGAAGACTGCGATCGCAAGCTGCTACAAAATTGACGAATGCCTGAACTGGGCCGACAAGGCGGCGGCGTTGGCCAGTTACCACAGGTCCAAAAAATGACCCCCGATTGTCCCCAGATCGGGGTTCCCAGTCCCGCAAGAGTTGAGTAAGGCGCGGAGTGGCTTTGTGACGGCGAAAGCGGCAGTAACCCAGATGAGCATCCAGCGGGCGATTAAAGCCGCGCAGAAGGAGGGGCTGCATGTACTCGCCATCCGGCCGGATGGGACGGTCGTGGTCGGCGAAACCCCGGTCAAAATCAGCGACGTCGCCCCGCCCGCACCAACATCAACCGACGACGCTGATAGCGTTTGGGACACCGTCAAATCATGAAATTGAAATTTCTCGGCAGCGACATTGACCGCTTCGGCACGCGTCGTTGGTTCGTCCGCGCCGGCGAACGCCGCCACCGCCGCAAGATCCGCATCCCCATGGGGCCAGGCGCCCCCGGCTTCCTGCAGGCCTACGAGACGGCAATGACACGCCTGGCCAATCCGGCCGATCGGAGCAATGGCGCTCAGGTGCGACCCGGCACCATGCGCTGGCTGGCAACCCAGTATTTCGGCTCACCGGAGTTCGCTGGCTTCGTTCCGAAATCGCAAGTGTTTCGCCGGCAGATCATCGAAAGTTGCTTGCACGAGCCGCTCGTGCCCGGCGGTTCGCACCTCGTCGCCGATTGTCCGTTGGCGAAATTTTCTTCCCGTCATGTCCAGATGCTACGCGACCGCAAGGCTAAGACTCCCGGCGCCGCTAACAACCGCAAGAAGTTTCTTTCCGCCATGTTCGGCTGGGCAATCGAGGACAAGGAGACTGGAATCCAGACGAACCCATGCCGCGAAGTCAGGAAACTTGCCTATGAGAGCGACGGGTTCAAGCTGTGGACGGAGGCTGACCTCGACCGCTTCGAGTCCTTCTATCCGGTCGGCAGTAAACCGCGGCTCGCGCTTGCACTCTTGCTGTTGACCGGCGCTCGCCGATCCGATGTGGTCGGCCTTGGCCCCGCCAATGTGCGCGATGGCTGGCTGCGCTTTGTTCCGGTCAAGACCCGCAAGACCCGCAAGGACGCCACACCAAAACCTTGGCTGCCCGAACTGGCTCACATCGTCGCGGCAACCAAGCTGCAAGGCCGCGATACGTTCCTCGTGACCGACTACGGCAAGCCGTTCACTGCCAAAGGCTTCGGTAATTGGTTTAGCAAGAAGTGCCTTGACGCCGGCCTGGCCGATTGCAGCGCCCACGGCTTGCGCAAGCTCGGCGCCACTCGCGCGGCCGAAAACGGCGCCACCCATTTGCAACTGATGGCGCTGTTCGACTGGTCGTCCGTGGCGCAGGCCCAGCACTACGTCCAGCATGCGGAACGCAAGCGAGCAACTGGCGATACCATGCACATGCTCGCAAAACGGGGGACGAGATGACGGATGGTAGACCGCGGCCCCAACCTCGCGGCCCCAACCTTTCCACGCCATCCATAAGTAATTGTTTTATTTGACAAAATTCGATCAAAACTCCAGGAGTAGCAGAACACGCGGAACTGGCCGAACCTTGCAAAATCAAAGATTTACGCGAAATTGGGGCCGCCGACAAACCCGCAGATTCATTGGGAAACCGGGGCCGCGGCCCCAACGTTTCCTGACCCGCTCGCGCCTGAAATGAGCGCACGCGGGCCACAGGCCCCATGAAGGTTTCTTCATGGCAGCCATAGCGGCTGTGACATTTCCAATTGCAATTTATCCGCGCTAAAGTCGCGGCTGGGTTTGGCAGCCCGGTCTACATACTAGGGCGGATTCGGAAGCCCCTATTCGAACCGCCGACGCGGCGCGCGTTTGAGCGCGCGCACGCAACGGACGCGCCCTGGCGGGTGCGCCCTCCTGGCCATCATCGGCCGGGGGCGGGCGTTCTGTCCAGGCCTCATGGCTAAACGCGTCCGACGGGTATGTATGTAGACCCAAGCTGCCAACCCCCGGCTGTCGGGGCCGCTTCCCGGCCTTCCACGAAGAGACGAACGTATCACACACCGCAAATCCATCAACAGCCCCTCCCGTTTAAGGGGATTGCAAAGCCGTGCGGCGCGCAAACGCGCAAAACGCACAATTTGCCTATTGACAGAGCGCCCACCGACACCGGACGGCGTGCGGCGTGCGGCCTTCGTTGCGCTCACCCCGATGGGCGGCGCGCGGTGATGGCGGTTACGGACCAGACTAAGACTAGTACTAAGACTAAGACTAAGACTAAGACTAAGACAAATTTAGTATGGTGAAACCAAATTGGTTGAATCCACCGTCACAACGCATTGACACGTGCGTAATGTTAATTTTACCTGACGGTGTTGGCTGCACCAACGCGACATCGCGACAACCAAGCAGGGCTACAAGTCAATGAAGCCCGCGCGCTCGCGAATTAATAACGATGTTGACAGGTATATCGGCCAGCGCGTTCGCGCGAGGAGGCTGGTGGTTGGCTTTACGCAGAAGCAGCTCGCCGACGAGATCGGCGTCACGTTCCAACAGATTCAAAAGTACGAGAGCGGCGCTGATCGAATTTCTAGCAGCAGGCTGTTGCAGATCGCTGTCGCGCTCAAGACAACACCCGCCTACTTCTTTCCGGTCACCGCAGCAGTTGTCGATGACGGCACGAATGCGACCGACGACGAGATGTCTAAGCTCGTCGATCGCCCAGACACCATCAAACTGTTGCGCGCGTTTAAGAGCATTGTGGGCGCAAAGCGGCGCGCCGATGTGATCGAGTTGGTCGAGGCATTGCGGAGGAGGTATTTTGATGGGGGGGGTAGATGACCGACCGCACCTCCCTGACCATGGTGCTCGCCGACAAGCATCCGCGCGCGTGCGGCGGCTGCACACTCTGCTGTCGCCTCCTGCCAATGTCATCGGATCTCTACCCGCCCGAGCGCGTGAACGAGGCGGTCGATGGCATGATCGATGCGGGATGGGCAAAGGCCTCTGACTTCGCAGGCATGGTGCGCGAGTGGAAGAAGCCTGCAGGCGAGCCTTGCAAGCACCAGCGCCACCGCAAAGGCTGCGCGATCTACGACCGTCGACCGTTCTGCTGTCGCACATGGTCGTGCCGGTGGCTAACCGGGGATGACACGGCCGACCTGCGCCGCCCCGACCGCTCGCGCTACGTCATCGATCTGGTACCGGACTTCATCACGCTGCGGCCGCATGACGGCAGCGAGCCCACCAATATCGAGGTCGTCCAGATTTGGGTTGACCCGGCAACGCCGGATGCATGGCGCGATCCGGCCTTGCTTGCCTACATCGAGCGCCGCGGGGCTGAAGGCAAGGCGGCGCTGATCCGGTTCGACAACAAGACTGGGATCACCGTGTTTCCGCCTTCCATGTCCGAGGATGGCCAGTGGCATGAAGTCCACAACGGCGGTGAGCTTCGCCCGGAGCACGTTGGCGCTGACCTCATCAATGGGTTGGCGGCAACGCGCAAGGTCAAGGTTGGGGGAAGATGACGATCATTCACGACAACATCACCCTGCCGCCCGATGGCGGTGCCGTGATCTTCGCCCAGCTTGGCGGCTTCACGTGCTCGGTCTGCGCTCCAAGCACCATGGGCAAAGAGGCGGTCGAGGCATTCGCAACCCGCGAGCTTGGTGAACCGATGGGTGGCTGGGAAGCCATCGACAAGTCGACGATCGGTCTCGGCGGGTGGACTGCAAGCCGCATCGGTTGCCGACAAAAAAATGAGGGAGCGACAGCGCGATGGGAGTCGTGTGGGGTACTTCGGCGTGCATCGGCTGCGGCCGCTTGTTTCAGTACAACCCGATGCGGGTGCCAAGCGTGACGGTCAAAGGTTCGCGCGAGCCAATCTGCGCTGCCTGCGTTGCCCGCGCGAACCCCATGCGCGTCGCCAACCGGCTCGCCCCCATCGTGCCGCTGCCTGACGCTTACGAGCCGTGCGATGAGTCGGAGTTGGACCCATGACCCTGCAGGAATTCGTCACTGGTTGCAGCGAGGCCGCCGCGAAGGTGTTTCACTTGAGGGGGCAAATCTCCCCGATGTGGCACGCTGTCACGCGCGCCGGCGAGCACTTGATGACGCCGTCGCCGAGCAACGACAAGGATTACACGGTCGCCTTGTTGCGCGCGGCGTTCGAGCTGCACGACGTGGTGCGCTACGTCTTTATCGATGAGGCTTGGCCGTTGGATCTGAAGCGATTGCCGGAGGAGGACCTGCAGGCGCTCATGACACGCGGGCGAAGCTTTGGCGGCCTGTTGGATCGCACACCCGAACGCGTCGAGGTCTTGCTGCTGATGGGCGAAGACGAAACGTCCGGCGTCTGCACAGCGCGCCGCGTCATCGTCCGCCCGCCGCACGGAAAGGCCTATCTCGGTCTGCTTGAGATCGTGACGCCGAAAGTCTCGGAAGGGCGAATGATCGGACTGCTGCCGCAACGGGGGGCGCGGCAATGAGCCCAGCTCGAAGGTTTCTGGCCGAGTTTCTTAAAGAGCGCCGCAAGGCGGCACGACTACGTCAACGAGACGTATCAAAGAAGCTGCGCAAAGAAATCGGCTGGATGCAGCGCATCGAGGCCGGTCACCAGAAGCTGCACGTTTTGGATCTCATTGAGCTTTCTCGCGTGCTGCATTTCAACCCTGGACGCCTTGTTGCGCGCATTGGCAATACGCAAAGGGGGACGCGGCAATGAGCCGCCGCAAGCCCGACGTCTCGGTCTACGATCCGGATTTCGGCCGCTCGGTCAAGAACGGTGCCACCGACACCTGTTCGAAGTGCGGTCACACCATCCCCGAGGAGCACGTCCCGCTGATGCTGTGGAATGGCAGCGGTAACTTGATGTGGGTCTATTGCGATAGCTGCGACGCCGTCATGTTCAAGCTGCTGCGGGTGCAGCAATGACCGTGCCGACCTGCCCCTTCTGCGGCGGCACGCGCTGGCACCTCGGCCCACGCGGCGGGCTGTCGGCCAACATCATGTGCCAGGGCTGCGAGCGGTGGTTCAATGCGCGAGCCGATCTACGAGGGCTGCGTTGCCCGCGTGAATCCCATCCGCATCGCCAATGGGCTCGCCCCCATCGTGCCGCTGCCTGACGCCTACGAGCCGTGCGACGAGTCGGAGTTGGGGTGATATCGAGGTCGAGGAGGCCTGCCATGACCATGCAAGAATTCGTCACGGGTTGCAGCGAGGCCGCCGCGACCACGTCAATGGGGCACAATGATCGCGTGGTTGCAGTGGCTATTCGCACCGGCAAGGTGCCCTCGGTGCATGATCTTGAAACGGCATGCCCGGTTGGCCCCGTGTCCATTCGATGATTGTGGGTACCCGCGCAATTAAGAGGAACGCCAGAATAATGAGCTTCTACGGCTACCTTGTATCGGCGCAGCGCTGGCGCGAACTGGTGGAGAAGTCGCCAGCGAGCGCGGACATGCGCGCGCGCGTGCTGGCCTGCGGCGAACGCGTCATCGCTGGCAAGCCGACGATGGACTCCTTCGCGTTGGGCTTGGCGTTGGGCGAGATGGAAATTGAATTGAACAACGAGAAGCGCGTGCAGTTTTTGCTGGCGATCAAAGATGCGCGTGACCTTGACCAGCTTCCATATGTATCCATCAACGGACAACCTGTGTCGTGAGAATTTGAAATGAGCGGCGTGCTGCGGATTGGTCAAGAGGAGATAAAGGCACTCAAGAGCGCGATGGAGCGCGCACGCGCGAAGCCGGTGACGATTAAGGAGATTATGCGGGTTGCAAGACTGGTTGACCAATCGACCAACACATTGACGCTCGTTGATCGTGAGAGGAGCCCTCCACCGGAACGCTTCGCGCAACAGGTCGAGTTGCCTGTCGGCTACCGCGTGTCCATCTCGTTTGAAGAGCAGCCCGCTGGCATGTGCCTGCATGTCTCGATGTCAATTGGCGCCCAGGGCAAGGTTCCGGGCCCTGAAGCTGTATCCCTGGTGATGGAAGCAATCGGCGTCGAGAACGCGCTTCACAACGGTCGCGTCTGGATTGAAGATTTTCTAATCCACGGCAAGCCCGGCGGGAAAGCCGTCAACGTCGTGGTGTTGATGGAAGAGAGTAAGGCGGGCAACGCATGAACCCGCGCGCTGTACCGATCCCGAAGCGCATGCGGCACCTCGCGGTTGACCCACGCGGCTATGCCGTTCCGTTTATCGTGGCTGTCGGCGAGGACGGTCGCCCGCGCTTTACGGTCAATGACGAAAGAAAATGGCAGCACGTCATTCAGCGGCAACTTCATGATCACGTTGAATCGCGACGAAGTCGAGATTGTCATTGAGGCGCTTGCTGCTAGCGACCCGGACTGGACGCATTTGATTAGCGAGATCGTCCGCCAGCTTCGCATTTGCATCGCGCATGATAAGGAGCACCCACCAGCGCCGATGACGCCGCCACCCCCGTCGCGAGAATAAAAATGGAAATGCCGCCAGACTATCGACGCGTGCTGTCTAGGCGCAGCGTTGCCAACAAAATCGCGATTGCGATTGATTGCGATATGTGTCCGGTCGGCGATCTGCCAGTGATCACGCAATTGGTGCGCGACGGATACCTCGTTTGGATCGAGCGCTGCGCACTAGAACACATGCGGCGCACCGACACGATGCAACGGCTCAACGTCGATGTCTATCAACTCACATCCAAGGGGGTGGCTTACTGCGACGTTAACGGAGTGCGCGCGACATGAGCAAACGCGAAAAATCGGTTGTCGTAGAGCCGCGCGAGTACATGACACCGAACGTCACCCCCTGCGGGATATGCGGCCATCCGCTCAAATGTGCAGCGCTGGTTTTGTGGCTGTCGTGAATGCGGGCACTTGATGGTTTTTGGCCGTCGCGGCAAGTTGCGCGACCCAACACCAGAAGAGCGGGAAGAGCTAAGCGCAAACTTCGATGTGCAGTCGGCGCTCTTTGTGATTTCGCAACTGAGGCCAAAGCAATGAAAAGGACAAAACTACACCTCCCCGGCCTGCCGCCAATCGAGTCAATCGAGGTGGTCAGCGACGCCAAAGCGAACGAGGCTGACTACATGATCTGCGTTCCGGCCGATTATCCGACGCCGTTTACAGATAATCTGACCGGCTTCTGCTGCCGCTGCGGCTTCAAAATTCAGTACCGCTGGCACGCGCCGCGCAAGCCGAAAAAAATCTGCATGAAGTGCATGGCCGGTTCACTCTATCTCGCAATGTGATGCGGGATGGGCCATATCTGAGGCTCACGCGATGGCATTCCGCCATCGCATCCACGGTGGCGATCATGGCTGGGCCAGCAGAAGAGGCTGCAAAAGTTGCCTCCGGGTTCATGACCGCGATGTCGGCGAACCCGGTGATGCTTGGTATGGTGATCGTCAATCTCGCAATGATCGGCATGTTGTGGTTTGTGCTGCGCTTCGCTCAAGAGGCGCGCAAGACCGAGTTCGAGCTGATCTTCGCTTCGCAGAAAGAGGTGCGGGATATTCTCGCGCGCTGCATTGTGCCGAACAAAACCGGGGCACCACTGTGGTTGCCGTTGATCGAGCCATGGCCGGTGCGGCAGGAATGACGGCTGCCGCCGTGACCTTCATTTTACCACGCCACCATCTCAACCAAACGGAAGGATGCTCTATGATGACGCCATTTCTTGCTATGATTACCCCCCTAAGCAGCCCCGGCGAGCCGACCCACCCAATCGCGCCGCCTCCGCTTTATCCTGGTCAGGGTCTGCCTCCTGGCATCTGGGGCGGCCCTGGCTCCTTGCCTCCCGGCATCTGGGGCGGCCCTGGCTCCTTGCCTCCCGGCATCTGGGGCGGCCCCGGTTCACTCCCGCCCGGCATTGGCGGCGGGCCTATCATCCCTCCTGGCAGCCCCGGCTTTCCAGGCCAGCTCCCGGTGTTTCCGCCTAGCGCGGGCCAGCTACCGGTGTTCCCGCCTGTGGGGGTGACCCCCCACACCGCGGTCGCGGGTGCGCCACCGCCTGCGGTAGACGCCGAGCACGGCGCTTGGATTCTCGTCAACATCGGCACTGGCTACGTGTGGGCCTGGGCGCAGTCGCCGGGCGCGCCCAGTCAGGGGCTTCCTGGCCAGCCTCCGACCGCCGGACAGCTTCCGTCCGGACCGCCCGGAGCGTAGCCGAAGCGGTAGCGGGCGCGATCCTAGGGGCGCAAATGCCCCATCTGCCCCCGGAGGCGCCGCGCGCTCCTGCCGCCGGGCCTGACGCGCATGCCCCACATGCCGGGCGACGATCCGAAGATTGTGGAGAGTTGGCTATGAACGAGATCGCAAGCCCGGGCCGGCTGCTCGTGGAGAGCCGGTTCAAGACCGTCATAGAAGAGCTAAAGCGTGTGGCAAGCTGATGGAGGGGTTCATGGTCAAACTAACCGAAAACGAGCTTGCCCTGCTGAGATTCATAGCTTCGGCTCCGAAGGTTTCGGGGAGTGCCGAGCATCCTACTATCAAAGTCCTACTGGATCATGGCTTGATAGAATCAGCCCCTCTGGACAAAGGTGGACTCATAGGTCCGGGATTTCAAGTCACAGCGCGAGGTCGTGTCTACGCATCATAAGGTGGACCCACTGGGTCGACGGCAGCGACGTTCGCTTCGATCTCGCACCGGGGGCAGCCGGAACCGTGCAGGTCACGGTTCAGCTTGGACATCGGCACGCTGGATCGCACGATGCCGTCGTTCCAGTGGCGCCGCCGTTAACTCTCGCATTCACGTTTGTCTAGGACCATGTTGGAAATTCTGGCGCTCGTCGGACTTTTCGCGATCTTGGGAGCGACGGCGCCCAGGCGTGGACACTACGTCAACGATCTAAGCCGATGGGAGGCATTTGGCGGAGCACTAAAACGCCCGCCACCTCCACCGCCGTTTTCGACCTAATCGGAAAAGCGCAGTCATGAACGACATCGGCTACGTCCCTGCGTCGTCTATTGGCGCATCCACGGCCTGCGGCATCTCCTCGCCCAGCGGCTTGATCGCCTTATCCGGCTTGCCGTCATAGTTTTCATCGGGGATGTTCTGGAACAACAACGCCTCGCTCGCGCGGCGGCGCGTCAGTCCCGCCAGCACCTTGCCGCCGCCCTTGTTCCACTTGGCAAACTCCTTCGCCGCCCCGGTAAAGTCATTGGCGTTGACCTTCTTGAGCAGGGTGGATTTGGAAAGGTTGCCCTCGCCGCAGTTGTAGGTGAGGGACACCAGCGAGTCGAACTGGTAAGTCTCAAGGGGAACCTTGACCAGCCTGCGTACTGCGTCCTCGAAGCCACGCATGTCGGACGCGAACTCGGCATCGCATTGCGCCTGGGACCACACGTCGCCGGACCCGAACTTGCGGCCGTGGTGGTTCGTGTGACCCCAGCCGATAGTGGAGACTCCTGCGGGGCACTTGTAGGCTTTGAACTGGTCCGGCCCGACCTTCTTCAGGCAGCTCTCAAAATGCTTGATCAGGTTGGCTCCCGCGGCGGTGAGTTTGCGATCATCGTTCATGTCATCCCTCCCCGTCAGCGCATGAACATCAGAAGCAGCAGCACGACCAGGATCGGAAGCGTGCTGGCGGAAACGATCTGCACCACCAGCAAACGGTCGGTCGGTCGGCGATAAGTCATAGTTCGATGAAGATGTTGCCGTGGACGATGTTCAGCACTGTTTTCTGGCTTACATCGTATTTCGCTGCGAGCATAGCCAAAAGGCGACACTCTTAATAGACTTATAAGCTAGTCGAAAAATTACAATTCAATGTGTCACCGTTCACCACCGCCTTGTCGCCCGTGCTGAACGTGCCGGCACTCCAAAGCACCCCGTTGGTGTCGTCCTTGGTGGCGACCGCGCCGGTGCCAAAACACAGAAACGCGCCCTTGGCCGTTCCGCTGTTGGTGATTGCGAACGACAGCGCCGCCGACAGCGCCTTTCCTCCCGCCGTCGCCGCGGACCACACCGCGGTCTTGCGGTTGCCGGTATACGTAGGTGCGTTGGCACCCCCGGCCTCGAGCCACCCCGAGTGGGACGCCATGGTGTCGCCGGCCGCGACGGCCGAATAAGACACCGACGAGATCAGCCCCATGTATGGCCCGACCACGGTATAGGCCGCCCCGGCGAGGGCGGCGTCCAGCATCAAATTCTTGCCGACGGTGGCGACGACGTTCTCGATCACCTCGCGCCATCGGAGCTTGCCGTCCGCCCCGATGCACTCGATCTCATAGCGGCCGTGCGCTTCGGCCTGCTCGCCGAGGCCGGTGCCGCGGATGATGGACGCGTCATTGCATTCGCGCGCCTGCGCGCGTTCGTCGGTCATGGGTCTCTCCTTTAGGAAGTTGCTAAACCCATCCGGCCGTATACCCGGACGGCACCGCGCCAACGAAAGATGACGCGCCGAAATTGGCGGTAATGACATTGCCTGACACACCGGCAGCGCCGCTGAAGCTGCTACCGAAAGTGACGAACGGAACGATCGTGCCGGCAGGAACACCAAACCCGCCGCCACTTACAGGATTAGTGGGATCGTGGCCGGGAACATTGTTCCACAACCCAGAAGGCGAAATACGGAACCAGGCTTTGCGGATGGTGAGATCGAGCGCGACACCAATCACGTCGCCCGTAGCAAGCGCCCTGCCAAGATTGAGGCCGCTATTGTTAGTGTCGCTCCAGATCGGCCCCGCGCCGTTGTGCCCCACCACGAAGATCATGTTGCCGTGCGTCGAAAACGTGCTCATATCGCTGTAGATCGATGGTGTGGTGCCGATGCCGAAGCCGACGCCCGCACCGCCCGCATAATTCGTCACCGTAAACTCAACGTAAAATTTGCCGCTGGTCTTACCGCTCGCGGCAGCAACGTGCGCGCCCTGACTGGTCGATGTGGTGCCGGTGTTGGTGGCAACCAGATTCCCGCCCGACAGGGTTACGGCGGCCACAGAAGCCGCCTCCCATGTTGGGAACACAACGCCGCTGACCACCGTCGCATCTTGCGTGGAGGCCGCGGTGGCCGTCTCGGCTACCGCAAGAGGCACGGAAGACGAAAGCACGTCGGCAGCGGCTGCCGTTTCTGCAATCGCAGTGGCATAGCTGAGCCCAGCAGTGACGGTTGCGGCAGCGTTCGCCGCCTCGAGCATGATCTGCCCGAGGAACGCATCGACGTGCTCGCCCACCGAGGCCGGGTCGTCGACCAGCGTTGCAAAGACGACGTTGCCGGTCCCTGGCGCATCCAGCGCCGCGGCAGCCTCGGCGACATCGGCCGCAATCGCCGCCCGCCGCCGCGACAGGCTGACGCTACAGACGAGCACGGTGGTCCCTCAAGAGGATGACACGGCCCCCACAGAACCGAGGTCCGTCGCCACTATCTCAGCGACCTTGGTCCACAATTTCCCAGCATCGCTTGACCAGCACACGAGCGGCGTATTGGATGCGTCGTAACCTGCTGCGATGATCGTGCTGCCTCCAATGCAGGCCGAGCTGATCTGCGGCATC